TTCATTAACAAAGCAAGATACAGAGTATATGCCTGTTCGCGCTTTCTGGGATTTACAAGCCACTGATCCAACAGATTCTACATATGAAGCTACGTTTTTAAAGGGTCAGGTATTCACTACACAAGAGGTGACACTTGACTAGACCTTCATGTAACTGTGTTGGCGTACAACACGTGTGCGGTATCCAAAGTACTAACCGCGGTCCAAACGTTGTCTATGTAGGACAAGGTGGGCCTAAAGGTGTACAAGGCGCCCAAGGAACACAAGGACCAGCTGGTGCTGGTGCTCAAGGAACACAAGGTTTGCAGGGACCTATTGGACCAGGTGGAGGTGCTCAAGGCGCAACAGGTGCGCAGGGGGCCACGGGTACACAAGGACCTGCAGGACTTCAGGGACTTCAAGGTTCTATCGGAACACAAGGTGTTCAGGGAACTGATGGGGGAGGAGTAACCCTTCAACAGCTAAATGATGCTATTGCAGGTAGTGCTCTTGGGTCTACAGATGACCTTTCTGAAGGTACAACAAACCTATATTTTAGAACATCTCGTGTGGCGTACATTCACACTCAAGGTGCGCCTAGCAGCACATGGACAATAAATCATAATTTAGGTTTTTATCCTAACCTTACAGTTCAAGATTCTGCTGGTACCATTTATGAAGGCGAAATTTCGTATACTAATTCGGACTCACTTACGGTCACATTTTATTCCGCGTTTTCAGGCACAGCGTATTTATCTTAAGGAGATAAACAGTGGCACGTCCTTTAGGTTCATGGCACGAAACAGGTTTAAAAACCTGTACTCAGTGTGCCTTGGAAAAACCTATTGAAGATTTTCGTGCCAACTCTAAGGGCAGCCTTACATGGTGCCAGGAGTGCCACACTAACATTGGTAAAAAAAGTATGCAGGAATGGCGAATTAAAAACCCAGACCGCGCAGCCTACAACCGTAAACGTCATTTGTTAAAGCAATATTTACTTACACCAGAAGAATTTACCTACATGGTAATGGAGCAGGGAGGGGTTTGCGCTATTTGCAAACTTGTTCCATCATCACTATACGTTGACCACGACCACGCAACAGGTGCGGTTCGTGGTTTGTTATGCCAAAAATGCAACTCAGGAATTGGTTTTCTTGGGGATAGCATTGAAGGTTTAGAAAAAGCACTTAATTACTTAAGAAGAAATACGCCTGAGGAGGCATAACAATGGCACGCAAATTCCTGACTCCCATAGATTTAAATAAATTAGAACTGCAAAATGCAGCGATTCAGAATTTAGCTTCACCACCATCTAGCCCATCAATAGGTCAAGTTTACTTTGACACTTCACTCCATTACCTACGCGTATGGGATGGTACAAACTGGGTTAACACCAGCACAGGTGCACAAGGTGCACAAGGCGCTGCTGGTTATGTAGGTTCTGATGGTGCACAAGGCACTCAAGGTATCCAAGGTCTACAAGGCACAACTGGTGCTCAGGGTACAACAGGCGCACAAGGTACAGACGGTACCCAAGGCGCTCAAGGTACAGATGGTGCGCAAGGCGCACAAGGTACCGATGGTACACAAGGTATTCAAGGAACTGACGGAGCTCAGGGTGTACAAGGTGAGCAAGGTCTTCAAGGTTTTGATGGTACACAAGGAACCCAAGGTCTACAAGGCACTGACGGTATGCAAGGCGCACAAGGTGAAACTGGTGCTCAAGGTATCCAAGGCCATTCAGACCGCTATCGCACAACCTCTACTACTTCTTACACTCTAGGCTCTGATTCAAACCACACATTCGTACTTGCTGATGCAGACCTTTCTTACTCAGTTGGTCAAGATGTGGTTATTGCTGCTGATATTGCAAATCTTATCCACGCTACAGTAGTTTCTTACAACAACGTAACATATGAACTTAACGTTGATATCAAAGATTACATTGGCGCAGGTACTGGTGGATACTGGACTGTTAACCTTGACGGTGCTACAGGTGTTCAAGGAACACAGGGTATTCAAGGTACCGATGGAGCTCAAGGTGTCCAAGGAACAGATGGAACACAAGGTGTTCAAGGCACAGATGGTATGCAAGGAGCTCAGGGAGAAACTGGCGCTCAAGGTGTCCAAGGTTTTGATGGAACTCAAGGCGTACAAGGTGAGCAAGGTTTACAAGGATTTGACGGAGCGCAAGGCGCTACTGGTGCCCAAGGTACAGACGGAGCGCAAGGTAACACTGGTTTCCAAGGTGTACAAGGTGCTGACGGTACACAGGGTATTCAAGGCGAACAAGGTTTACAGGGATACGATGGTACTCAGGGCGTACAAGGATTTGATGGTACGCAAGGAGTACAAGGTGAACAAGGTGTCCAAGGTGTTCAAGGACATTCAGACCGCTACAAGACAACCTCTAATACTTCAAATGATATTGCTGTAGCAGATGGCGTAATTTTCTACGTAAATGATGACGACCTTTCTTACTCTGTAGGTCAAGACGTCGTAGTTGCTTACGACATCAACAACTACATGGTGGGAACTGTTGCTTACTACGAGACAGTACCTTCAGATTATCTTGAAGTAAACATCCACACTGTAATTGGTTCTGGAACATACAACTCTTGGACAATCAACCTAGATGGTGCAACTGGTGTACAAGGTACACAAGGTCTACAAGGTGAAACTGGCGCTCAAGGCGTACAGGGAACTGATGGTACACAAGGCGTACAAGGTCTCCAAGGAGAACAAGGCCTTCAAGGTAACGATGGTACCCAAGGTATCCAAGGTGTTACTGGTACATCATTTACATGGCAAGGAAGTTGGAACTCAGGAACTACTTACTACCAAAACGATGTAGTTTCTTATAACGGCGCTTCCTATATCGCTCTTACAACTACTTCAACTACTGCACCAGATTCTTCTGGAAACTGGAACCTACTTGCTGCTCAAGGTATTCAAGGAGAGCAAGGACTTCAAGGCACAGATGGAACTCAAGGTACTCAAGGAACACAAGGAACGCAAGGTATCCAAGGCTTTGACGGCACACAGGGTATCCAAGGATTTGACGGTACCCAAGGTACCCAAGGTCTGCAAGGAGAACAAGGTCTTCAGGGCTTTGACGGAACTCAAGGTGTCCAAGGTTTTGATGGAACACAGGGTATCCAAGGTTTTGATGGCGCTCAGGGTACCCAAGGTATCCAGGGTCTTCAGGGGCACTCAGACCGTTACCGCACAACCTCTTCAACAGACTTCCTGCTAGGAAGCTCTACAACTCCTACATTCACACTAAACGACTTAGACCTAAGTTACTCAGTAGGACAAGACGTAGTAATCGCCCAAAGTGAATCTACACTTATCCATGCAACAGTAACTGCATATGATGGAACTGACCTAACTGTCCTTGTTAAGGATTACCTAGGTGCTGGAACATACGGAGCAGATAACGCTTGGTCTGTAAATCTTGATGGAGCAACAGGTGTTCAGGGAACACAAGGTTTGCAAGGTCAAACAGGTTCTCAAGGTGTTCAAGGTACAGACGGTATCCAAGGTACCCAAGGTATCTCTGGTCAAGCTGGAACTTACTCAACCACCATTACAGGTGATGCGTCAACTACAGAGTTCACAGTCACCCACTCATTAGGAACAACAGACATTATTGTTGCGGTCTATGATTCAGCAACAAAAATGGAAGTTGTAACTGACATCACTTACGTAACTTCCTCAACAGTAACAATTGGTTTCGCAGTAGCTCCTACTACTGGAAAGCAATACAGAGTGGTAGTACAAGCGTAAATAAATGAGTAAAAAAGCATTAGTCCCTGTTAACGTGCTGGCTAGTGGGTCTAACCCCACTGGTCAGTATGTTGGCGACTTATACTTTAACTCAACAGAGAAAACAGTTTATGCTTTTGATGGGACTTATTGGAACCCAGCATCTAGCGGAAGTATAGATGGCGGTTCACCAGAGTCAGTGTTTGGTGGAGTTAATCCGATTGATGGAGGTAATGCTTAAATGGCAACAAGAATTCAAGTACGTCGTGGTATCTCCACCACTTGGACCGCAGATAACCCAGAACTTGCTCAAGGTGAAATTGGTTTTGAAACCAACACTGGTAAGTTTAAAATTGGTGATGGCGTTAAATTATGGAATTCTTTAGATTATGCAACCGTAACTCCAGCTGATTTAGCCACAGAAATCGCAGATGCTATTGCTGCATCCGCGCTTAACTCTACTGATGATTTATCAGAAGGTGTTCAAAATCTTTACTTTAAAAACTCTCGTGTAGCTTCAGCCCTTAATAGCGGCGCTCATACAAACATCACATTTACATATCATTCCGCGCAAGACACAATTGATGTAAACGTACCTACTGTACAAGGAACCACAGGCGCCCAAGGAACACAAGGACTACAGGGTNTTCAAGGTCTTCAAGGATATACAGGTACACAAGGCGCACTTGGAACACAAGGCTCACAAGGTGTTATTGGTGCCCAAGGAACTACAGGCGCTCAAGGTGCTACAGGTCAAACAGGTATTCAAGGTTCAACTGGTACACAAGGTGTGCAGGGAACTACGGGTGCACAGGGCACCACAGGTACTCAGGGTGCTACTGGTCAAACAGGTGCACAAGGTACCGCTGGTTATATTGGTGCTGATGGCGCACAAGGTGCGACTGGTGCACAAGGCGCTACTGGTGCACAAGGAGTTCAAGGCACAACTGGTAGCCAAGGTATCACTGGAAGTCAAGGCACAACTGGTGCTCAAGGCATTCAAGGTATCGTAGGTAGCCAAGGAACAACTGGCTCTACAGGTTCGCAAGGTACAACTGGTATTCAAGGTATCCAAGGAATTATTGGTTCACAAGGTGCTACAGGTTCTCAAGGCACTAATGGAACTCAAGGCACAACTGGTGCGCAAGGCACAACAGGAAGCCAAGGAACTACAGGAACACAGGGCACAACTGGTAGCCAAGGTGTTCAAGGAACCGCAAGCGATAGGTACGCTACATCCTCAACCACTTCTTTTGCGCTCTCTTCAAGTGGTACAACAACTATTACAGTAGGAACTGCCCTTAATTACTCAGTAGGACAAAACCTTGTAGTTGCTTATGACGCAACACATATTGTTTATGGAACTGTTACCGCTTATACATCAGGCTCAGGCTCACTTACATTTACTAATGACCGCAGCGTTGGTACAGGTACATATGCTTCTTGGACTGTTAACTTAGATGGAGCTGTAGGTATTCAAGGCTCTACTGGTTCTCAAGGAATCACTGGTAGCCAAGGAACCACTGGCACACAGGGCAATACTGGTCCTCAAGGAACTACTGGCTCACAAGGTACCACGGGCTCACAAGGCACTACTGGAACTCAAGGAGTTCAGGGCAATACTGGTACACAAGGTTCTACAGGCTCTACTGGGTCACAAGGCACAACTGGTGATACAGGTGCTCAAGGCTCTACTGGAACTCAAGGAACTACTGGGGCACAAGGCACAACAGGTACCCAAGGTGCCACTGGTTCTCAGGGAACTACAGGCGCACAAGGAACTACTGGCGCACAAGGAATCCAAGGTACTATTGGTAGCCAAGGAACAACTGGTGCACAGGGAACCACGGGAACACAAGGTTCAACAGGTTCTACTGGTGCTCAGGGTGCTACTGGTACTACAGGTTCACAAGGAACTACTGGTGCGCAGGGTTCAACAGGCGCTCAAGGTTCTACTGGTGCAACAGGTGTACAAGGTTACACTGGCGCCCAAGGTACAACAGGAGCGCAAGGAGCCACTGGTGCGCAAGGAACAACGGGCTCACAAGGAACCACAGGTTCTCAAGGCACACAAGGATTACAAGGCGTACAAGGGGTTCAAGGTTTCCAAGGAACCACTGGCGCTCAGGGTACAACGGGTTCACAGGGAACCACTGGTTCACAAGGAGCGACTGGTACACAGGGTGCTACTGGAACACAGGGAACCCAAGGTATCCAAGGAAACGTTGGTTCACAAGGAACTGCAGGAGATAAGTACCAAACATCGTCTACTACCTCTTTAACGCTTCCAGCAAGTGGTGCTCAAACTCTAACTGTAGGAACTAACCTTTCTTACTCTGTTGGACAATCAGTAATCATTGCTAACACAAGCTCAAATATTATTTACGCAGATGTAACCACTTATAACTCTAGTACTGGCGCGTTAACAGTAGCTGTAACTAGAAGTCTTGGTTCAGGAACATATACATCTTGGACAGTAAACCTTGATGGTGCCATAGGTATCCAAGGAACTCAAGGAACTACAGGTTCACAGGGAGCCACAGGAACACAAGGCGCAACTGGAGCACAGGGAACTACTGGTGCTCAGGGAACCACTGGAGCGCAAGGTACACAGGGTATTCAAGGCGTTCAAGGATTCCAGGGAACAACTGGTGCGCAAGGCACAACAGGCGCGCAGGGAACGACTGGTGCGCAAGGTGCTACAGGAACGCAAGGTGCGACAGGTACCCAGGGAACTCAAGGTATTCAAGGACCGCAAGGTACAACTGGTACAACTGGTACTCAAGGCGCAACTGGAACGCAAGGTACACAAGGTATCCAAGGTTTAACTGGAACTACTGCTGCTGATCCAACTGTAACAATCTTATTGTATGGTGGTATGTAGTACACTTCTCTAATGAATCTGGTACAAAAATCGGTACAAAAAGGCGGTAAATTAAAACCGCTAATCATTCCATCAAAAGATACTCAAGGTACTGGGTTGATGAACCCATCTATTTTTATAGATGATGATGGAGAAATACTTTGTATTCTGCGCCATATCAATTACACACTGTATCACGCAGAAAATAATCAACGCTTCCCTAGTATTTGGGGACCGCTGTCTTATCTACATCCAGAAGAAGACCAGCGTCTTGTTACAGATAATTATCTTCTGCGCCTTGATGAAGATTTAAACATTACTAACTACTGCCCTATTGACACCAACAAATTAGATGTTAAACCTATCTGGACATTCGTAGGATTAGAAGATGCTCGCCTAGTTAAATGGGGCGGTAAGTATTATGGAACAGGTGTTCGTAGAGATACCACTACCAACGGTCAAGGCCGTATGGAGCTATCAGAGCTAGAAGTAGATAAAGAAGCTTGGACAGCTAAAGAAGTATCTCGCATTAGAATACCAGCGCCTATAGATGAGTCATCCTACTGTGAAAAGAACTGGATGCCTATCTTAGATAAAGACTATCACTATGTTAAATGGACAGTTCCTACTGAGGTAGTTAAGGTTGACCCTAATGAGCCTAAGTCTGAACAAGTATCTGTTAAACAAGGTAAGACAGCTAACGCGGATCAGCGTGGGGGCTCCCAGTTAATCCCTTGGGGTGATTACTACATTGCTATTACCCATGAGGTTGTTCTATATAAAAACTATCTAAAACAAAAGAACGGTACCTATCGCCACCGCCTATGCGTGTGGGATAAGGAGTTTAACCTTATCGGCATCTCTCCACAGTCATGGTCATTCCTAGATGGTCAAATTGAGTTCTGCGCGGGAGCAGCTAAATACAATGATAATTTACTTATAAGTTTTGGCTTTCAAGATAATGCGGCGTTCATTCTAGATGTGCCTAACGCCTTGGTAGAAGAATTGATTCAGGAGGCCCTAATTGTATAAGCAAATTGATGACCTTATCATCACTCTTTCTAAAGACCCATTCAACCCAGTACTTAGCTTTAATATCGCGGTTGAGTATGAAAAGATAGGACAGACAGCATCTGCTGTTTCATTCTATCTACGCACAGCAGAGTATGGATATTATTCACATCCAGATTATGTATACGCTTCTTTGCTCAAGTCTTCGTTCTGTTTTGAAAGCCAAAAGAACCGTGAGAACACTGTTATTAATCTATTCCTAAAAGCTATTGCCTTTCTACCAGGTAGACCAGAAGCATGGTTCTTATTAGCTAGATGGTATGAGCGCAAGCAGAAGTGGCAGGAGTCTTATACAACTGCTGAGGTAGGTTTATCGCTAGCCCAACACAAACAAAACCCACTTCCTATATGGGTGGACTACCCAGGAGAATATGCACTGCGCTTTGAGAAAGGCGTATCTGGTTGGTGGGTAGGTCGTAAAGATGAAGCCATCAATCTCTTCCGCGAACTACTAGATGAAGATATTGCACAAATGTATAGGGCAGCAATTGTCAACAATCTAAAGACTATTGATGATACCCCTGATTACATCTCCCCTCTTGAGCCAGTAATAACTAACTATAGAAAGTATTTTGGCGCCAAGGCTCCTCTTATTATTGATGTGGGAACCAGAGACGGTGATGATGCTAGCTACTTTATTAAAGAGCTCAGAGGTTCTAAAGCAATCGTTATTGATGCCAATCCAGTCTGCTTTAATATAACTAAGGCTCGCTACCCATGGATGGCTGCATACTGCTGCGCTATTACAGAGATAGATGGGGAAGTGACCTTTAATCAAGTCAACACAGATAACATTGAGGTCTTAGGGACTTCCTCTATCATTAGTAAAGAGCATTCAGTAAATCCGCCACCTAAGTTCTATGAAGGAAAGGTTAAGCAGATAACCGTTCCATCATCTCGTATGGACACCCTTCTAACAAAAGAAAATGTAGATGGGCATATAGATGTGGTTAAAGTGGATACTGAAGGTTATACTTGGCAGGTACTTCAAGGCTTTGGAGATAGACTAAAAGATGTTAAACTATTTCATTTAGAAACAGAGAAAACATCTACCACACCAGAGCACAAAACCAGCGAAGAAGTAGCTGAATTTATGCGCGCCCAAGGGTTCGTATTAGCGGATACCTCACACGAGTGGGGAGAACTTATCCAAGACCAGATATGGGTAAATCCAGCCCTGGCTACTCGTAACAAAGAATGTTTTATTTAGCCCCTACAAACCCCGCCCTTTAGGGCATACTAAAGACACCACCTTTAAGGAGTTCCATGGCAACTACCACTTATAAAGTCTTGGGTCAATCAAACCCATCAGCGACTACAGAAACCACACTTTATACAGCTGGCGCTGCTGCTGTGGTCTCTACCGTAACTATCTGTAACCAGACTGCATCTGCTGCTACATACCGCATCGCAGTACGTCCTTCAGCAGATACCTCAACAGTTTCAAAGCACTGGATTGTATACGGAGCTACTGTTGCTGCATCAGACACAACAGCCCTAACACTAGGTCTTACCCTAGCATCTGGCGATAAGATTCAAGTTTACGCATCTACTGCAAACCTATCATTCTCCGCATTCGGAAGTGAGATTTCCTAGTGTCAATTTCTAGCGTTAATGGCGTAGCCTCCACAGTAAACCGTTATCGGTTCGTAGCTGCTGGTGGCGAGACCTCTCTTTCAGGAAACGATGCCAGTGGCAACGCCCTGACGTACTTGGCGGGTAAAGAAGAAGTCTACTTAAACGGTTCTCTTCTAGTTCGTGGTCAAGATTACGCCGCTAATGATGGAACAACAATCTCTTCTCTAACCGCACTGGTTGCAGGAGATAACGTTGAAATTATTTCGTTCGTACCTTTTGCTATTCCAACTGCAATCTCTTCGGCTACAGTAACAACCAAGGGCGACTTATTAGCCGCCACTGGTGCTGGCGCCATTTNAAGAGTTGGAGTTGGCAGCAACCGACAAACACTTATTGCCGATTCAAGCACCACCACAGGTGTTCGTTGGGGCGATGACCTTCAAATCCTAACAGTTATGGGAGCGTCTCTATAATGGCAGTTACAGCACAATCACTAGCGAGGGCAGCAGCGGCTACCTCTTCAACCACCCTATATACAGTGCCAAACTCAAGCACTACCACGGTGGTAACTAACATCGCTGTCACTAACACCTCTACATCTGCACAGACATTCACTGTGACTCTAGACAACATTGACTTAATGACTGCTGCCACAATCGCAGCGAGCACAACGGCGTTCTTTGATTTAAAGCAAGTACTAGCGGCAAATGCAACCCCTAAAACAATAAAAGGCTCTGCATCCGCTACAACAGTTAACTTTCACATCAGTGGAGTGGAGATCGCATAACCATGGGCTACTCAGTATATCCAGCACCTGCTGCTGGTAGCAAAACTCGTTATTGCTTAACTCTTACATCAGGAACTTCTTGGACTGTACCTGCTGGCGTTACATATGTAAACGTGACCTTGTACGGTGCAGGTGGTGGTGGACAACCAGCCAACCCCGCTAACTACGGAACTGCTGCAAGCGCTGGTGGAAATACTACCTTTACTGGAGCAACGTCTGCTAATGGTGGTNCTGGTGCCAACCTAGCAAACACAAACCAATCTTTTACAGGAAGTACTGGAGCCTTAGCACAAGGTGGTATGGGCGGCACTGCTCCATATTCTAACGCTGGTATATTGATTGGGAAAAACGGTGGAAGCGGCGATGTTGTAACTAGTATTGTTTCAACAACTCCAGGGGCATCAATCTCTTACGCTATTGGTGCGGGCGGTAGTGGAGGTGCTGCTCCTTCAGGTGGAAACGGCGGTGCTGGTGGTAACGGTAAAATTGATATTGAGTATTGGTTATAAGGAGATATAAATGACATTACGTCCTGAAGACCGTAAGTTTGCGGTTATTGAAGATAACAAAGTAGTAAATGTAATTGTTGGTGTAGAAGATGAAGTAGTTGCCGCTAATCCTGGCAAATACATTGAATACACTAATGGTTGGACATTCCCATCAGGAATTGATGGTAGCGCCTTCTTTAACGCTCCAACAGAATAATATACAAAGTATTATTTATCAGTAATAGT